TTAGCATGAGCCCGGGAGTCGGTTTTTCAGCTTCATGCGCGTCTCTTCCCGCAGGCAGTTCCAGCTGGTGTCGATAACGGCTGCCGCCCATGCCGGCATGTTGGGAGAGAGACGGTAATGGATCCATTTGCCCTCGCGACGATCGATAACCAGCCCGGACTCGCGCAGCAAGGCCATGTGGCGGGAGACTTTCGGCTGCGGTTCGCTGGTGGCGGAGCAGAGATCGCAGACACACAGCTCGCCCGCTTCACGGAGCAGCATGACGATGGCGAGCCGCGTTTCGTCGGAGAGGGTTTTGAAGAGGTGGAGTGGGTGGATCATGGGTGTTCCTGAGGGTAGATTAAATCATATTCGTTTAATCATATATGTTTTGGTGGGAAGAGAGAAGGTAAGATTACAGGACGGGGAATTTAAGGCAACAAAAAAAACATTTATGTAAACGGGTTAATGAAAACAACAAGTTATATTAAAAACAATAAGTTAAGTCGTGGTTAGTAGTGGTTATTGCGGGGTAATGCCAACCGCTGCCGCCACTTTGTCGCCACTTGGCAGTGTTGCCAGTGGATTGAAACGCAGCGCAGTTTCCAGGTGATCGGGTGCCAGATATGCATAACGCATAGTCATTTTTATGTCGTGATGTCCGAGGATTTTTTGCGAAGCAAGGATATTCCCGCCCGACATCATGAAATGTGCCGCAAATGTATGGCGCAGAACGTGTGTCAGTTGACCGCGAGGGAGCAAGATAGAAGTTTTTTCCACTACGGATAAAAATTGAAAATAGCAGTCTGTGAAAAAATTGAACCCATCAAGCGCCATGATCTCTTCGTAAAGCTCTTTACTGATAGGGATGCTTCTGTTTTTCTTCCCCTTCGTTCTTACAAAGGTGATTCGGTATTTGGTCACTTGCGAGCGGGTAAGAGTTATTGCTTCTCGCCAGCATGCGCCTGTGCTTAGGCATATTTTGACTACCAGTGCCAGAATTGGGTCCTGACGTTTGCAACCAGCCAGCAATTCTACAATCTGCTCATGGGTAAGCCATGCCATCTATTTCTCGGCGATGGTGAATTTTCGCATGTTCTCCAGTGGGTTCTTGGATACGCCCATTCGCCCAGTCGGGACCGTTCGCTAAACACTCCGCTCAGATAACTTTGCTCAAGGTTGATTGTTACCGGGCTGGCGCCTTTCTTCCATTTCTCACTGAAATAAATTTCACCTGTCAGGCGTTTATCGCGATAGTGGGCAAACATTTTAGAGGTGAGCTCAGTTGCAAGGGGATTGCTCAGAGCGTCAACCATCAACAACAATTTGTCATAGACATGCTGCCCAGCTGTCAAAGATTTGCCATGGAGTTTGAACCAGAGTTCTACAACGTCTTTTAGCGTCCGACGGTCTAACGATTCACCCAACCAAGGCTTAGCCTCCGTCTCTTACATGATGTGGCGTTCAAAAGCCAATGCTTCACCCTTGGTTGCAAACTGCTTACGCACTCGCCGCCCATTGCGCCCGGCGGGGTAGCATTCGCAAATCCATTTTCCTGTGTCGAGTTTTCGTACTGCCATAAAAAAGCCCTCATGTCTGAGGGCTAAATTTAACTGTGTGTTTGAACAGTGGTCAATGTATGTAATTAATAAATCATACATTGGGCATTTAGTCAGTAATTGAGTCTTGAAGGTAACGGACTGGAAAGCCAAAACTGTAACTATCGTTATAAACATCTGACAGATTGTAAATTCTTAATATTATGCGATTACACAAAACCCTCAGTATTTTTACTTCACGAATGAGAGGGATTATTTCACTATCATCAGACTTGTTTCCATGTGCTGAATTGTTACGCTGTTTGAAACTGTTTATTTCTAATGTTCCCAAGGTTAAGTTTAATGTTTCGTAAAACCTATTTGTTAGAATTGACTGTGGCGTTTGATTTAGACCAGATAATTTATTTGAGAGTAATCTTTTATCTTCCTCGTCCAGAAAATTTGCTTCAGTTATAATTTGTGAAAGTGATAGGTGTAATTGTTTCCATAGGTTTTTATCTATTAGTCTTGTGTTGATTTTCGCAGGATTTTTCTCTATGAAAATACGTTGGATATACTCTAATGTAGCGCCGAAACCAACACCCTTTAGATGCATAGGGGATGCAGCTGCATGCCAATAGAGCCAAGAGAAATGAGAGAAATCATATTCGTCATAATGGTCAACAATTTTTTGAACCATTTGGCTAATTTCATTCTCGCCAAGGATATAATATCTCGAATCAACTGAGTGTAATGGAGCTGGTGGGAGGCTATTAGCTGTGTAATATAAGTCATTGATCGCATATTGTGTGTGAATTTCAGATTCAATAGAGTTGTAATTTTCATCTTTCAAAGTGCTTGATATATGTACTAATTTACACCCTAATATAAAAGATAATGCATCTCTTATTTTCTTTCTTAGTTCGTTGTTACATTCCTGGCTATAAAGAATGAATCCAGTTTTGTATTTTTTATCAATTGTTAAACAATCGGTGTGTCCAAAGAAAATATCTATATCATTAACGCGAATGCTACAACATTTAGAATTGCTAGAATTATGACCGTTAGTTTCTAAAAATGAAATGGTATTTCTTGTGGATTTAAAATTTCTTGTTATTTTGTTTTCATGTGTTTGATTTACCCATGAGGTCCAGGAATATTTCCCAATATCTAAGTTTGTAATCCAATCAATTGTGAATTTATTTTTTTCAGCATGCTCTAATGAGTGGTTGATTTTTTTTATGCTAGTTATGAAACATATTACTGTGGCAACTGTTTCATTTTCATTATGTGTTATGTTTGTGTTTGATAATGTTATTCCAGATATTTCCAGTGTGACATCGTTACTGTATTTATGCTCTAAAATTAAATGCCCATCTATTATGTATACCTCACCTTCTTTTCTCTCTGGTTCCTTAAAGAAGTCTTTATCCGACATACCCTTCATAACAGGGTTGTAAGTTATTTCTATAATTAGTCTGAGTTTATCATCTCGGGAAATTTTGAATGAATGGAAGTTGCTTAATATGCGATTACTATCTTTGAATTTCCAATGATCACTTTGAATGCTTTCTAAATCTTCCCATCCAAGGTTCATACTGATGCTCCTTCCGTCACATTTGAGGTTCGATGGTCGAAATAACACGACCTTTTAATGAAATATCATTAATGTTGCTTATGAAGCTCGTAAGGTTCTTTTCAATTTTTAGCTGACCGGCAGGCGTACGGTAAATTTTTCGGAACGATAAATTTCCATCAATTGATATTAACCAAACTCCATCGGAAAGTTTATTGTTAGAATAATCAACAAAATGAATGCTCCCTGCATCTCTTATCACATACAGGATTTTAGTACCTACTGATAGTAATTTTGTGTCGAAAACAACTATTCCATCTTCAACAAGTACTCCATTGCTCAATGTATAGGACTGTAATTCTTTTACGCTATTAGATGACGTAGAGTTAAGCGTTTTGGAACCATTACCTGTTACTAACCATTTGAGGGAGACTCTCGTTTCTAGCGCACACTGGATTATGTAGTCAGCAGGAAACGTATCTCGCAGATAGCGGTTTGCCAAAGTATTACTGCTGATCCCCAATCGCTCACACAGCGCTTGCTTTGTCGTGACCGCATATGCCTCTAGCATACGCTCAATAGCTGCTTTTCCGCCTTTTCGCAAATCCATAAAAATCCCGAAACGTGAGTGTTTCACTTCTTATCCCGGCTAACCACAAGCCAAAAGGAGATGTTGCATCATGACACCTAACATTTCAATCACCCTGAATACGCTGCACGTAACAATTGAACGCTATAGCGAGCTAACAGGACTGCCCGTAGATGTGGTGTATTGCGATCCGCCTTATGACGGTACGTTTTCCGGTTATCACACTGACGGCTTCACTGAAGATGACCAGTATCACCTGGCATCTGTTCTTGAAAGTCGGTCCAGACTTCCCAGCTATCTACCATGCACGCCTGCAGCTCACTCAACGGGAACACTGATGCCAGATCGTCAATGAATTCACACATCAGCAGGTTCTGGTATTCGTCCGGGCTGTACTCCATGCGCAGCTGGACCAGGTCTAACAGGTTACAGCCGCCGCGCACCGCATCCTCCACGGTGACGATCTGGCGGTACCCATCTCGCCGTATATTAGGTTTTAATGAGGCGACATACAGAGTTACTCATGATGTTTTACTTGAATGGATTACGACTTGAGTAAAAGACTAAGCCGTTCGAAGAACGGAAAGATAAAAGCGTATGGCTAGGCAAAAATTGAAAAGATTGATTTTTACCTTCCATTCTTTGCTTCCTTGTTTTCCTGATAGGATTACACAGCTGTTCCAATATTCATATTTACTTTTCTTTTTTTTGTATTCTAGTTCAAAAGAAAATGAATGAATTACTTTATTACAACATTCTCGAATGGAAGGTTTAACATTCCCATCTAAAACAAAAATGATATCATTGTACCGCTCGAATGCTTCACCCTCCGGAGTGTAACCTTCTGCCCACGACATGTCTGTTGTATCTTGTAATATTCTTATTTTTGTACAGAGTTCAATTAAATTGTTGCTTACTGCATATTCAAGCCAGCCTTTATATCCCATTTCTTCCATTTCAAACTCAGTAACTCCTTCCCCTTCGTAAATATGCTGGGTTTCATCTATTCTTTTTAGAAAATCATGTGATCCGCAACATAGTTGCTCTATATATCTCGCATGTTCCTCAATGGCGTAATAATTAAGTGGATGACTCATTCCATAGTCCTTCTGATGTTTAATAAGCCGTAGATTGTACCACTTATGACACAAAGCAGTATGACTGCTACTTCGTTCGTTACGATGCCATTATCTCATCATGAACGCACAACTCACAGAAATCATGCGCCTTATCACCAACCTGATCCGCACCGGCACCGTAACCGAAGTGGACCGTGAAAACTGGCTGTGTCGGGTGAAGGTAACCGGGGCTTTGAAGCGGATCAGCTTGATCTGGAACTGGATGACTCGGATGGGCAAATCGTTCTGCCGCGTCGTGGGGCCGTTATTCAGTTTGCGCTGGGGTGGAAAGGTCAGCCGCTTTTTCCGAAAGGGAGCTTTACTGTCGATGAGATTGAGCACAGCGGCGCACCTGACCGTCTCACAATTCGCGCGCGTAGCGCAGATTTCCGTGAAACCCTGAACACGCGGCGTGAAAAGTTATAGCACAAGACAACGTTAGGCGAAGTCGTGAAGGAAATCGCCGCCAGGCATAAATTAAAAATGGCGCTGGGGCAGGACCTGATGGACAAGCCTGGATCATCTTGACCAGACTAACGAGAGCGATGCGAGTTTCCTGATGAAGCTGGCGCGGCAGTATGGGGCGATAGCCTCAGTTAAGGACGGAAATCTGTTGTTTATCCGCCAGGGGCAGGGCAGAACGGCAAGCGGTAAGCCGCTGCCGGTTATCACCATAACCCGCCAGGCCGGTGACGGTCATCGTTTTACCCTGGCCGATCGCGATGCCTATACGGGAGTAATTGCCAGCTGGCTCCATACCCGTGAGCCAAAGAAAAAAGAGACGGCAAAGGTTAAGCGCCGTCGAAAGAAAACCACCGCGGCAAAGGAGCCGGAAGCAAAACAGGGAGATTACCTGGTTGGATCGGATGAAAACGTGCTGGTACTCAACAGAACTTATGCAAACCGCAGCAATGCAGAGCGGGCGGCAAAGATGCAGTGGAGCGTCTGCAGCACGGGGTTGCAACCTTCTCCCTGCAACTCGCAGAGGGAAGGGCTGATCTCTACACCGAAATGCCGGTGAAGGTGAGCGGCTTTAAACAGCCAATTGATGATGCCGAATGGACCATTACCAGGCTGACGCATGCCGTCAGCCCGGATAATGGATTTACAACCAGCCTGGATCTGGAAGTGAAAATAGATGACTTCGAAAATGAATGATTAGTTCCTTATTGAGAATAATGATGTATCATTATTGCGAACTGGTTAAGAGTGAGGGCTGAATGAAATGATGAATTGTCCAATGTGCGGTCGGGCCGCGCATACACGCAGTAGCTTTCAGTTTTCCAGCGAGACCAAAGAACGATACAACCAGTGCACCAATATTGAGTGCGGGCATACGTTCGTGACGCATGAAACGTTTGTCCGTTCTGTGTGCCGCCCGCAAAAAATCAGTCCAGCACCGCCTCATCCAAAAGGTATGCAGGAGCAATTTGCATACTGAAAAAGACCCGCCGCTGGCGGGTTTTTTATGCTTACTGTTTTGATCAATTTGATGCGGAGACTAGAAAAAGGGCACAACATCAAGAGTAATTTATCTGAGGTGAAGCATGTTAAATTGAGAACTTATTGAGTTTGATAAGTAAAATGTTTCCACATTGGGGTGTAGAAAATTAATAATGTTGTTAGTAGCTAAAATTGTGGAGATGTCTAGATGGAGTCAATTGAGACTAAGCTGTTTGGCAAGATCTTAGCACCAAGAAATTTAGGTCAACTAATTGAAATTACAGAACGACACTCTGCTCATCGTATGAATGTTTATATGTGGAGAGGGCAAGGGAATGTTGATTGGGCAATTCATAGCGCTGCTTTCAGACGCTTGAAATTCTCTCACCGCAGTGTCACCGAAAGCAGAATGAGAAACTACGAACTTGAATTGTTAAAAAAAGCTCGACATAAGGGCTATGGATACGAAGATGGACGACGTTTAGCTGATTTCGAAGTGCTTGCCAAGCTACAGCATCATGGTGCAGCAACACGCCTAATTGACTTTTCAAGGAATATGCTGGTTGCATTGTGGTTTGCTTGCCATTCAGAGAGAGGGAAAAACGGGCTTTTGTTTGGGATTCATTCTGATTCGATCTATGGGCAAGAAGGTGAAACGGAGGAACGCACCTATGATGAGATATTTGTAAATGGGATAAGCAAAGCCGGAGCTACCACTTGGGAACCTCCAGCAGTTACTAAAAGAATTGCAGCTCAAAGTGCTCAGTTTATGTACAGTGTTGTGAGTGACAACCCAATGGGAAGTCTCGATTTTGATCTTGAGGATGAAGCCTACCTTCCAATAGCAATCACAGCCAGTATGAAAGATGAGTTTTTGCGTCTGTTAGAAGGTACATTTGACGTACGACAGCTCACTTTATTCCCTGATCTCGACGGATTCTGTCATGCCAATACTGAAAGAAATGGACGTTGGGATAACGAAAGATGGTGACTCGTCAAAACAGCTGCCGCCATTTTGTCGCCATCCGTCTTAAAGGTAGTTCGTAATTAGCTGATTAGAAAGGCCTCGAAGTTAAGGCAACAAAAAACCCATCAACCTTGAACCAAAACGGCGGGGTTGATGGGCTCCACAAATTGGGGACATCAAAGAAAAGCAGTGGCACTAGTTATGACTGCCCCCTGCTAAAAAAGTTCTGCGCGTTACAAAAATTTTTTCATTACGCGCAAACTTAGGAGTTATCCGAGTCCCGGCCAGATGATGATAATCAGCGTACCCGCCAGCGTCAGCAGTACGTTCGCGATAGCATAGGTGCCTGCATACCCCAGCGCCGGGATGTTGCTGCGCGCGGTATCGCTGATGATTTCCATCGCCGGGGCACAGGTACGCGCCCCCATCATTGCCCCGAACAGCAGGGCGCGGTTCATACGCAGCACGTAGGCGCCGAACAGGAAGCAGATCACCACCGGCACCAGGCTGACGATAAGGCCGGACACCAGCATCTGCCAGCCGACGGCGCCCAGACTGTGGCCGATGCCGCTTCCGGCGCTCAGGCCAACGCCCGCCATAAACACCATCAGACCGAACTCTTTCACCATGTTCAGCGCGCCCTGCGGAATGTAGCCGAAGGTCGGGTGGTTGGCTCGCAGGAAGCCCAGCATGATCCCGGCGAACAGCAGACCGGCGGCGTTACCGATGCCGAAGCTAAAGTTGCTGAACTGGAAGGTGATCATCCCGATCATCAGGCCAACGATGAAGAAGGCGCAGAAGGCCAGCAGGTCGGTGACCTGGCTGTGAATGGAAATAAAGCCGATGCGGTCGGCAACGGTTTTTACGCGTCGCGCGTCGCCGCTGACCTGCAGCACGTCGCCTTTGTTGAGCACAACGTTGTCGTCGATAGGCATCTCAATCTGGCTGCGGATCACCCGGTTGAGGAAGCAGCCGTGGTCGGTCAGCTTCAGCTGCGCCAGACGGCGGCCCACGGCGTTATGGTTTTTCACCACGATCTCTTCGGTGACGATGCGCATGTCGAGCAGGTCGCGGTCGAACACCTCTTTGCCGTTACGGAAGCTCGGGTCGAGACGGGCGTGCGCGTCCGGGTAACCCACCAGCGCGATGTCGTCGCCCATCTGCAGCACCGCGTCGCCGTCCGGGTTCGCCAGAATGCCGTTGCGGCGGATACGTTCGATGTAGCAGCCCGTCTGGCGGTAAATCCCCAGTTCGCGAAGATTTTTGCCGTCTGCCCATGCCACCAGCTCCGGTCCGACGCGGTAGGCGCGGATAACCGGGAGATAGACTTTACGTTTGGAGTCGGTATCCAGGCCGCGCTCGCGGGCGATTTGCTGGGCGCTGGTCTGCAGATCCTGGTGCTGCAGTTTTGGCAGGTAGCGCGCGCCAACGATCAGGCTCACCAGACCAATCAGATAGGTCAGGGCGTAGCCCAGGCTCAGATGGTCGAGGGCGGTAGAGAGCTGCGCGCCCGCCATGCCGGAATGGCGCAGGGTATCACCGGCGCCCACGAGCACGGGGGTTGACGTCATAGAGCCGGCCAGCATACCGGCCGTAAGCCCGATATCCCAGCCAAACAGTTTGCCCAGTCCTAACGCGATCAGCAGCGCGCTGCCGACCATCACCAGCGCCAGCATCAGATAATTTTTGCCGTCGCGGAAGAAAATTGAAAAAAAGTTAGGTCCCGCTTCTACGCCAACGCAAAAAATAAACAGCATAAAACCTAAGTTCAGCGCGTCCGTGTTAATGCTGAAGTGCTGCTGGCCTAATAATAAGGAGACGACTAAAACGCCAATGGAATTACCGAGTTGAACCGAACCCAGGCGCAATTTACCCAGGCAAAGACCCAGCGCCAGTACCACAAATAATAACAGGATGTAATTCCCATTTAACAAGTCTGCGACGTTTATATTCACGGAGGCTAACTTCTTGTTTACCAGTAAGTTGTTGAATGAAAGGACTTTTTGGGCTACTGTTTTCTGGATCAGGGAAAAGCGCTAACGCTCCCTGTTTCCTGCTTTATTCCCTAAAACATTAGCTGGCGTGTAGTTTAATCGCATTAGCTACTGACAGCTACTGATTATCGCATCACCCTGTGCGTACTTTGGCATGGATTGCCGCACTGCTTTATCTGACTGGGCGTCTACCCGACGAATGTGTATTTGATAGAGATAAGTCAGGAGGATAGTTTGAATATGAAACGAAACTGGGCGGGGGTGATCAGCTGTTTTTTGCTGTTCACGGTCGTGTGCATGTCGCTCGCATTTAATGTAAAGGGCGCGTTCAGGGCGTCCGGGCATCCTGAGCTGGGGTTGCTCTTCTTCACGTTGCCGGGGGCTGCCGCCAGTTTTCTCTCCCGTCAAGGGGAGGTGGTGAAACCGCTGCTCGGCGCCATGCTCGCTGCACCGCTGTGTCTGCTGATGATGCGCCTGATGTATATTTCAACGCGGAGTTTCTGGCAGGAGCTGGCGTGGTTGCTGAGCGGCGTATTCTGGTGCGCGCTTGGCGCGCTGTGCTACCTGTTTGTACGCAGCCTGGTTCAGCACCGACGGCACCGCAAATAA